ATGGCCTCGAACGGCCCCTTCCTTTGCCACGATACCGAGCGCGCTTCGGCGCAATCAGCTGATCGCATTCAACGCGCCCGCGAGCTGCTGGCCGATGCCGGCTGGCTGTTCGACGACTTCGTCAATGCCGAGATGCGCCGGGTCCTGACCAGCGATCCCGACGACATGACGACGCGCGAGATTGCCTACAACCGCGCCCGCGTTGCCACCGAGCTCAAGGCCGGGCTTGCCGCCCTGGTCGAGGAGCACGAGGCGAATGCGCGCCTCAAGGAGCGGCGCGATCTCTTGAAGGAGAGCCTCTATGGCCGCAGAGACTGAAACCAGCCTCTCGCTGGAGACCGTCGACATTCCGGAAGCCGTGGCCTTGATGGCCGGCGCGGCTGACGATCCGGCCACTCCCGTCGAGCCGAGCGCATCCGAGGCATTGCCAACCGACGACCAGATCGACCGGACCGAAGAGGACGTGCCCATCGCCGGCCCCGAAGCGGAATCTTCCGATGGGCCGCCCGACTTCTGGAGCGCCGAGGACAGGCCGCTGTGGGCTGAGGTGCCGGAGCGTGTTCGTGCCGTGCTGGGCAAGTACGAGCGGCAGCGCGCTGCCCATGGTCATCAGAAATCCCAGGAGGCGGCGCGGGCGCGCCAGGAGGCGGCGCAGGCGGCGCGGGCTGCGACCGGCATGGTCGAGCAGGCGGCTGCCTGGTGGCATCAGAACGGACCCGCCTTCAAGAAGGCCTTCGCTGACAAGTGGGCCGGCATCGACTGGAAGGCGCTGGCAGAGAAGGATCCGGCAGAAGTGCAGCGGCTGATCGGCCAGCGCCAGGAAGAGGAGGCTCTACTGGCCGAGGCTGATCGGCGGAGCAAGGCCGACATCGCGGCCGCACAGGAGAGGGCAGAGCAGGAGCTGATGGCGGCCCGGCAGGGCGAGCACGCCAAGCTCGCCGAACGCCTTCCCGAGTTCTTTGGTCCCGAGAGGGCCCGGCAGACCTACGACGCGCTGAGCCGCTTCCTGTTTGCCAAGGGCATCCCGGCCAACCGCATCGCCGCCATCTACGAGGCGCCCATCATCGAGCTGGCCCTGAGCGCCATGCGCTTCGAAAAGGCACAACTTGCCCTCCGTAGCCGCGACAGCGGCGGAGGAGGGAGGAATCCCGCGAAGACGACACCGACGCGCATCGCTCCCGGACCGGGCTCAACGCCCGACAACCGGACCGGCGAGGCGATTCGACAAGCCGGCGAGCGGTTCAGGCAGAGCGGAGGAACCTCGATCGCCGATGCGGCCGAGCTCATCCGATTGAGCGGCCTCTAGGAGACCGCACCATTCCAACCCGAAGGAGGAGCGCGGCGCATGCCGGCACCCACCAACACCTTCATCACCAACAGCGCCGTGGGCAACCGCGAATCGCTGCACAACATCATCACCATCCTGAACAAGGACGAGACGCCGTTCATTAGCACGATCGGCTCGGGTGATGCCGATGCCACCTACGAGGAATGGCAGTTGGACGCGCTCGGCAACGCCGACACGAACAACTCCAACCTCGAAGGCGACGATACGACCGCGGCGGCCATCGCGCCGACGGCGCGCGTGGGCAACCGCACGCAGATCCTGAAGAAGCCCTTCACCATCTCCAACACGCAGGAGGCGGTGAAGAAGGCCGGCCGCGACAGCGAGATCAGTTACCAGACCGCCCTGGCCGGCCGGCGCGCCAAGATGGATCTCGAGGCCATCGCCTGCCAGAATCAGGCGTCCATCGCCCAGTCGGGCGCGGTGACGCGCAAGCTTGGCGGTTTCGAGAGCTGGATCACCACCAACGTCTCGCGCGGCGCTGGCGGCGCCTCGGGCGGCTTCTCCGCGGGCAACACCGTGGCGCCGACCGATGGCACGCAGCGGGCTTCGACCGAGACATTGCTGAAGACCGTTATCCGCGCGGCGTGGACCGCCGGCGGCAAGCCCACCATCCTGCTGATGGGCGCTACCCAGAAGCAGGCCTTCTCGGCCTTCACCGGCATCGCCACCCAGTACCAGGAGCCGAAGGGCAAGGCCGCGACCGTGATCGGCGCCGTCGATCGCTACGTCTCGGATTTCGGCACCTTCAATGCCATGGCCAGCCGCTTCGTGCGCGGCCGCGAGATCGAGGTCATCGATCCCTCGCTGTGGCGCCTGCTGTGGCTGCGCAAGTGGAAGAAGGAGGAACTCGCCAAGACCGGCGACGCCCGCAAGTTCCACATCATCGGCGAGGTCACCCTCGAAAGCCGCAACGAGGCCGGCAACGGCATCGTCGCGGACCTGACGTGAGCGGACACGCTGCCATGACTGTGCCGTCCAACAAGCGCAAAGCGTCCACCGCGATGACGGGACCCGTGATGGTGGGCATCGTCATCACGGTGGACCACGTCTACCTGCCGCTCGACGCCGAGGGAAATGTTGTAGCCGGCTGGACGGCACCTAACGTTTCAACCTCTAAGGTTTTGCGGCGGACCCATCTCAAGGCGCCCGCCGACCTTGCCCGCTTCCTGGCCGATCGCGACCAGGCCGAGATCACGACGCCGGCGGTCGGGGAGGGCGTGCAGTGACTCAGCGCCTTCTTGGGTTCGATCCGGTCACCGGCCTTGCTCACTGGTGGCTCGAAGATGGCGAGGGCAACTGGGCGCAGAAGGCGAGCCAGCACGTCGCAGGCCTGCTCGACCTGAACCGCGAGGCCCGTACCTACTGCGATCCGTACAACGCGGCTCGTGACGTGCGCCTGGTAGCGCGCATCCCGCTGATCGTGATTGCCAAGTGGCGCAACGAGCTTGGCGTCGACTACTGGAACCTCGACCACCAGGACAAGGTCGATGCGCTTCTGAACGATGCGGACTGGCGCTGGCTGCGTACTGACGAGGGGACGATCTAATGCCGGCGCAGATCACGACATATGGCGGCCTGAAGGAAGGCATGCTGGCCTGGCTGGCGCGCACCGGCGACGTGCTGCTGGCCGGCCGCTTTGACGACTTCCTGCTGAACTGCGAGCGCCGGATGTACTACGGCCACGCGGTCGACGAGCCGGGCAATCCGATGCGCTCCGACCCGCTGCGCATTCCCGAAATGGAGACTGCCGACACGGCGTTCGCCCTGTCCGCGGGCACGGTCGCCCAGCCACCGGGCTTCCTCGAGCTGATCAGTGCCAAGAGCAACAGCCCCGAAGGACCGCTGCAGCAGGTGAGCCAGCGCACGCTGGACGGCTACGGCACGCAAAGTCTGGGCGGCACGAAGCTGATCGCGATCTCGGGCACGAATTTTCGCTTCCTCGACGCGCCGTCGAGCGGCACCGCGACGCTGCGGTACTACCGCAAGCTCTCGACGCCGTCGGGCTCGACCGTCAACGACATCCTGACGAACTATCCCGACGTCTATCTCCAAGGCTGCCTGGTCGAAGCCGCGATCTTCACCCAGGGCGAGGCCGAGGCCGCCCGCTACCTGCAGCTCTACAACGCCAGCGTGGCCGGCCTGAATGCACGCACTCAGCGGATCTCGGCGTCGTCGGTGCCGGTCATTCGCGTCCGCGCGGGGATGACGCCATGACGGTGATCCCCTTCGCCGAATGGCGCCCCGACATGCCGGCGCTCAGCCAGTGGGCGCGTGAGGCGCTGAACGTCGTGTCGGCGGAAGAGGGCTACGTGCCATTGAATGCGCCGGTGGCCGTGTCGTCGAACGCCCTCGGCGCCCGTGCGCAGGGTGCCGCCTGGTTCCGCGGCACCGGTGGCCCCGTGAAGATGTTCGCCGGCGACGGGACCAAGCTCTACTTGCTTTCGAATGCGGCCTGGAGCGACGTCAGCCGCACCGTTGGAGGCGTCTACACGTTGGCCGGCGATGGCGCTTGGCGCTTCGCACAGTTCGGCAGCCTCGCCATCGCCGTGAACGGCATCGACGCGCCGCAGAAGTTCGATCTCGGCGTCGGGACGAACTGGATGGCGCTGGGCGGCAGTCCGCCGGTCGGCACCTTCATCACCACGGTTCGCGACTTCGTGCTGATGGGCAAGATCGGCTCGACGCCGCAGCGCGTGCAGTGGTCGGGCTTCAACAACGCCGAGAACTGGGGCACCTCGCTTGCCACGCAGGCCGACTTCCAGGACCTGCCTGACGGCGGCAACGTCACCGGCCTGGTCGGCGGCGAGTACGGCCTGGTCTTCCAGGAAACCAGCGTGCGCCGGATGACCTATGAAGGGCCGCCGGTGATCTTCCGTCTCGACAAGATCGCCAACGACCTCGGCTGCAGCATCCCCGCCAGCGTTGCCGGCCTGCTCGACATGGCGTTCTTCCTGCACAAGTCCGGCTTCTACATGGTGAAGGCCGGGCAGACGATCACGCCGATCGGCCGCGGCAAGGTCGACAAGACATTCTGGGCGGAATTCGACGAGATCAACCACTTTCGCGCCTCGTCGGCGATCGACCCGGTGCGAGGCCTTTATGTCTTCGCCTATCCGTCGAACACAAGCGTCAACGGCAAGCCGAATCGGCTTCTGATCTACAACTGGCGGACCGAGCGCTGGACGCGCGCGGCCGTCGATTGCGAGATCGTGTTCGGCGGAGTGAGCCAGCAGGGCTACACGCTCGAGCAGCTGGACGCCTTCGGTGACGGCACCTTGGAAGGGCTGCCGTACCCGCTGGACAGCTCCTATTGGTCCGGCTCGCTGTCGCTGCTGCTGTTCATATTCGACATTGCGCACAAGAGCGGGTCGTTTTCGGGCGCAACGCTCGCCGCCACCGTGGAGACGGGGGAATTCAATCCCGGCAACGGCATTAGGTCGGTCGTGCGCGGCTGTCGGCCGCTGATCGATGGCGGCAGCCCGCAGATCCAGCTTGGCGCTCGCGAGACGCAACAGCAGCAGGCGGTCGTCTACGGCTCCGCGGTAGGCCTCACGCCTGCCGGCCTCGCTCCAGTTTACGGCAGCGGCCGCTATTTCCGCGTCAAGGCGACGATGGCGGCGGGCTCGGCGACGGTTCCGTCCTGGTCGAACATGCAGGGCATCGATGATCTCGATGTCCGGTCGGCGGGTGGGCAATGATCCTGCTTCGCTGCTGCGCAGCTTCGCAGGACTTGTCCTCCGAAGCCTCCGAAGGAGGCGTAGGAGGATGAGCCTGCCCGCGCTGCCCGTGACCGCTGACACGCGCTCGATCACCGAGCGGGTGAACGTGCTGATCCGCGACTACAACTCTCTGCTGAGCGTGCCGCCGGGCTGCCTCATGCCGTATGCCGGCGCGGCGGCGCCCGATGGATGGCTGCTCTGCAACGGCCAGGCTGTTTCGCGCACGACCTACGCCGATCTCTTCCTGGCGATCGGCACGGCCTACGGACCGGGCAACGGCTCGACGACGTTCAACCTGCCCGACCTTCGCGGCCGCGTGGCTGCTGGCAAAGACGACATGGGTGGCAGCGATGCGGGCCGCCTCACCGGTGGCGTCGCCAACCGGACGACGCTCGGTGGCGCCGGCGGCGCGGCAACCCATACGCTCGCCAGTGGCGAGATGCCGTCGCACAACCACGGCGTTACCGACCCTGGCCACGCGCATACGACGCCCGCCGGCAATCCCACGGCCATCTTCACGGGGCGAGCCTCGTGGGGTGACGGAAACAACCTCAACGTCGCTGGCAGCAACGGCGCCACCACCGGCATCTCAATCCAGAACGCCGGCGGCGGCGGCGCGCACAACAACACGCAGCCGACGCTGATCCTCAACTACGTCATCGCGACATAGGAGACATTGATGCTGCAGGTACAAAGCACCAGCTCCCAGAGCAAATCCGAGCCGCACCCGTACATCCAGGGCGACCTGCTCGGCTTCCTCGATCAGTTGCGCAGCTGGTACGGGGGCAACCAGACCGCGCCACAGTACCAGGTCGCCAATCCGTCGGCGGCTCAGGATTCGGCGCGGATGTCCACTTGGCAGTGGGGCAACAACCAGCTCAACGGCCTGGACGACCAGTACGATCCGACACTCAGCTACCTCCGCAGCGCCGCGCGCGGGGATTTCTTCGACAAGAGCAACGACATCATGGCGCGCAAGCTCGACGCCATGAACCGGCCGCAGAACGAGCAGTTCCGCGACATCATCGCTCCGGCGCTCAATGCGACTTTCGCCGGGGCAAGCCGGACCGGCGGCGGCCTGCATGTCGACAACATGCTCAACAGGTACACGACGGGCATCGCCCAGGCCCAGGCCGATGCTGCCGCGAAGACTGCTGGCGACGTGTATGGCGTGGAGCGTGGTCTGCAGTCGCAGGCGGCCTCGGCGCTGCCCGGCGTCCTGCAGCAGAAGACCGGGCAGGCGCAGAGCTGGCTCGGCATGCTCCAGAACGTCGGTGCCAGCGACACGGCCAACGATCAGCAGCGCCTTGACGCTGCTCGGGCCAACTTCTTCGCGCAGCCCGATTTCCTGACCGGCATGGCGCAGCGCTCCCTCGGCATGTTCCCGGGCGGGCAGAACATCAGCTCCGGCACGACCATGGGCTGGGGCAGTGGCGGTGGTGGCGGCGGAGGCTTCGGCAGCGTCGCCGGCCCGATCATGTCGGGTCTCGGCACCATCGCGCAGTTCCTGCCGATGCTCGGAATCTCCGACGCGCGCGCAAAGGATATCGAGGGCCGCGTCGGCCAGACCGACGAAGGGCTGCCGCTCTACCTCTATCGCTACAAGGGCGATGACCAGCCGCGCATCGGCCCGATGGCGCAAGAGGTCGCGCAGATGCGGCCCGAGGCCGTCGCTCGTCATCCCTCGGGCTACCTGATGATCGACTACCGCAAGGCAACGCCGCCCGGAGGGCTGCTCTGATGGCTGGATTCCTGGGCGAAGCCGACCAGCAAGACGCCGACGAACGTGGCGACGATGTGTGAATTGCGCGTGACGGGAGCCTAGGCATGGACATCGACGCCAGCAACTGGAACGAGGATGACAATTCCAACACCACGGCGGCCCCGGACGGCGCGCCCGAGGGCATGGCGCCGAGTGGCGTGAACAACGTGCTGCGCGCCATCATGGGCGCCCTGAAGCGCCGACGGAACTGGGGCGCTCCCAAGACCACAGGTGGGTCAGCGACGGCCTACACGCTCACCTATGGCGTCGCGCCGGGCGCCCTGGTCGACGGGATGGCGCACCTGGTGCAGTTCAACGTCGCCAACGGTGTGGGCGCGACGCTCAACGTCAACAGCCTGAACCCGATCCCGATCTACTATCATGCCGCTGGAGCATGGCGGGCCGCGCCTCCAGGCCTGATCGACGTCGACGAGATCTGGCGCGTCGCCTACCACGCCACCAGCGCCACCTATCGGCTGCTGGACTTGCGGAACCGGACGGGCGAGGTCGTGCCCTTCGCTGGCTCGGCGGCGCCGGCGGGAGCGCTGTTCTGCTTTGGCCAGGTCGTCAGCCGGACGACCTACGCCGGGCTCTTTGCCCTGCTCGGCACGACCTACAACACCGGTGGCGAGGCCGGGACCGACTTCAGGTTGCCCGATCTGCGCGGCCGCGTCGTGGCCGGCAAGGACGACATGGGCGGATCGAGCGCCGCGCGCCTCAACACCATGGCCAGCACGACGCTCGGCGGCGCTGGCGGCGCACAGACGGCCCCACTTTCCGTCAGCGGTCCCGTGACCGTGAGCAGCGGCAGTGTCGGCGGCACATTCGCGGGCAGCGTTACGTCGGTCGGCATCAACGTTCAGGGCGGCGCAGACGCCACAGTGGCCGCCATTGGCAGCTCGGTTGCTGGCACCATCGCGACAAATCCGATCACGTCGAACGGCGGCAACACGCTGACCGGTACGGGCAACGTCGTCCAGCCGACCATGATCCTCAACTACCTGATTCGCATCTGACAGGGAGCATCCCATGGGCAACGTACCAACCACTCTCGGCAATGACCGCTACGTCGGCACGGAGCAAATCACGTCGCTGTCGACGGTAAAGAGCTTGACGCTGCCCGACAACGCGCGCGCCGCCGTGCTGATCCCGGAAAAGAGCTGCAGCTGCAGCTGTGGCAGCTAACGCCAACAGGAGGTCGATGATGACACGCGAAGTCAGTGCGGAGGGCCGCGCCCTCATCCAGCAGTTCGAGGGCCTGTCGCTGACGGCCTATCTCTGTCCGGCGGGCAAGTGGACGATCGGCTATGGCCATACCGACGGCGTCCAGCCTGGCGACAGGATCACCAGGGCGCACGCCGACAATCTCTTGGAGGCCGATCTGGTCGGCTACGGGAGAGCGGTCGACGACGCTCTCGGCGCCTGCGAGGCGACCCAGTGTGAGTTCGACGCCATGGTCTCGCTTGCCTTCAATGTCGGTATCACCGGCTTCAAAGGGTCGACGGTGCTCCGACTGCACCGCCAGGGCGATTACCCGGGCGCCGCACGCGCCTTCGGCATGTGGAACAAGGCGATGGTAAATGGCCGGCTGCAAGAGATGCCCGGCCTGACGCGCCGCCGCGCTGCCGAAACGGCATTCTACCTGACCCCTGAAACCTCGACCGAGAAGGACATGCCGCAGGTCGTGGCCCCACCGACGTCTGCCGCCAGCAGCAGGACTGTCATCGCCGGTGGCGTGACGGTCGCCGCCGGCGTCGGCTCGGTGGCCGATCAGCTCACGCCGGTGCTGAACTCGATCGCCACGACCGGCGCGTCGCTGAAGAGTGTGATGGCGCTCGGGGGGACGGCGCTGTCGGTGGTCGCCCTGGCGGCCGGCATCTACATGCTTTGGCGCTACCTCCAGAAGCGACGGCGGGGCGAGGTGCTGTCGACATGACGCACCGGCTCTGGCTGATCGCCGGCGTGCTCGCGGCAGCACTTGCGATCGCCGGCGGGATCTACCTCGAAGGCCGATCCGCCGGCGGGAATGCCGAGCGCGTCGACCAGCTCGGCAAGACCATTTCAACTCAACGGAGCATCACCGATGCGGACGCTCATGGCCCTCGTACTTCTGACGACGTCGACCGCCGGCTGCGCGACGGCAGTTTCTAACGCCTGCCCGCGCGAGGTCGAGTATTCGATCGAACAGCAGCGGCGCGCCGCCGACGAGCTATCGACGCTGCCTCGTGACGGCATGGTGCGCGGCGTGATGATGCCGGACTATGGCCGGCTGCGGGACCAGGCACGGGCTTGCAGGGGAGTGCCTTAGTCCGCCGCCTTGATCTGTCGAAGGAGGAATTCAGCGATCAACCGATGGGCTCGTGCATTTGGGTGATGGTCGGTGGGGCTCAAAATGTAGTCATCCATCGCAAAACGGTAGCGTGGGATGACAGCCTCAAGCGGCAGCGGCATCACACCCACTTTATTCAGCTCGAATTCAAAGCTCACCAAGTCGTCGACGGTGAGGTCGACATCGCTCCATGAGGCAACTCGGTAGAGGATGAAATGCGTTCTAATGCCAGAGTAGAGTCTCTTCAACTCGGCCATGGCCTCGCCAATCACGGCGGTCGCGAGCTGCAAGGCCTCTTGTTTCCCGACCGGCGGCAAGCCGAACCATCGCCGCCAGTTGTAGGGATCGGGATCGCCAAGCCTGCCATCTCGCACTGGGCGACCGTCGGCGCCGAGCCGATAGCGCGGCCCGTTTGTGTCCCATGGATTCGTGACGCCGGCGGAGCGCCAGATCAGAGAGGGGATCATCAGGAAAACTGCATCCGTCGGCGTGCACTGAATCGACCGCTGAAAACGGCCAGACTGCAGGCCCGCCAAGAATTGCTGTGGCCCCCATCCCGATACCGCGAAGTTGTATGCCGCTACCCGACCCTGACTCTGCCTCACGATCTGTGCTGCGAAGGTTTCATCGTCGGCGACACCATCCCCAAACGAGAACGAGTCGCCAAACACCAGGACGCATCGGTCCGGGCTTGTAGCTGCCCCTGGGGTGACGCGAAAGTGGTCGGGTCCAGTGGTGTAGATGACGTCATGTGCGAAGGTGAGGCGCTCGACCTCGGAACGCGTCATTCGAGTGTTGGCCCGCGGGATGTAACCGACATCGTCCGCCAACTGGTAGAAGCGCCCGTGGATATCGGTCGGTCTTTGGGGCGCCTGGATTTGCTGCCAGGCAGCGAAGCAGAGAACGGCAACGACGGCCGCGGCCAGATTCACAATGACGGCCAGGGCCCAGCGATTCCTAGTGGTAACGGTAGTGTCGGCGGACACACGGTACCTGCAGGCTGTTCGACCCCCGGATGGTACTCTGTTGCGTACCGATGCCCAAGCCCGGTGGCTGCCACGCGCGGCTTGCCGAGGCGAAGGCCGATAACCTACTGTCGCTGTATGCTGTCTTGTCGTGAGTTGATCAAAGGCCATCCGGCGATCCTCGAGGATCGTCACGGACTGTCCTTCACCGGCCATACGCCATTCCCGACGATCATCGATGCCCTCAACAAGTCCGGCGTCGTGATGCTGCGCGGGGCACTACCGCCAAAGGAACTGCGGTCATGCCGCCGGTCCTTTGAGCGATTTGCCAGGAGACTCGGCAAGCGTGTTGCGCCAGATCCCACCGGCGACGAAGGACCAAGCACGGAATGGGCGACGGGCGAGCGCGAAGAAGGCAGCTGGCATCGGCCCTGGATCGTGCGCGATCGGGATGATACACCGGCGGCGGCTGTGATCGCCCTGCTGTTGCGTTCGTGGGCTTGGAAAGTGGTCGAGACGGTCTGCGGCTCGACCGACGTCGTATTGCTTTTGGCATCGTGTGCGGCGCGGCATGCGATCGACAAGGAACTGCCCATCGGCGCCCACCAGGATTGCAAGGTGGTCTCGCCCGACATCCCGTTCTCGATCTGGGTGCCGCTGCACGACGTCGTGCCGCTTCGAACGTCAGGGCTCGGCTTCATCGTGCCGCCACCGAGCGAGATGCTGCCGACGCTGCCGCACGGAGACATTGGGGCCGATTACGTCGCCGAGCGTGTGGCCGGCGCCTGGACGCCAACCTACCGCGCCGGCGATCTGACGTTGCATACCAAGCTGTCGCCTCACTTCACGACTGGCTACGGCACTCGCTCGGATCGCTACAGCTTCGAGATACGGGCCATGGCCTGGACCGACGCGCCCGAGCAGCTGCAGGACCCCGCGATCTATGTTCGCCGACGTGGCGATGGGGCACCCGTCGTTGTGCAGACCAGGTGCTCAGGCGACACCCGGGCCCAGGCCTTCGTCGCCAAGACAGCGCTGCTGGCGGCCAGGGGGCTCTCTGCAGGTTTCGCGTGATAGCCGCGGTACTATCGCGTTGGGCGCTCAGATCGGCACTGGCAATCTTGCCAAGGCGAGCGGCGGCGAACCGGAATCCGCCTGCCATGAAAGGTCGAGCTCAAGCGTGAAGAGCTGATCGTCAAACTCCGGTGGCGACACGACGGACAGTCTGCGCCCCAGGAGATGATCGATCGAAGCTTCGCCGGCCAGGTCGATCCGCACGCTGCCCTCGATCCGCTCTTCCTTGACCCACCGATTCGCGTTGGCAAAACCTCGGAGATAGATCTGGTACAGCAGGACTCCCTTGCACGGTTGGACGACTTCAAACCGCAGGCCATTCAACTGAGGTGTATCGATCCATGCCTGGCCCCAGGAGTGAGGGCCGTCGCCGATCGACAGATGGTCGGGCGCGTGCAAGAGCACGAACGAAGTATCGGGCAACGAGGCGCGCTCTCGTTCGAAAGGCTTGAACGGATGGTAGTCCGCCATGGCGCTGCCGATTTCGCGCCAGGCCGGATTGGCGGCAAGGAACAGCCGCGCGGCCTTGAATGGTCCCGACTGCTCCGCATTGTCCATGACCACGATGCCGCCGGGCCTCACGAGGCGCGCCGCCATCTGCAAATCGAAAAGCGCGTACTCGTAGTCGTGATTGCCGTCGATCAACAGCAGGTCGAAGGTCTTGCTTTCCAGGACCATCCTGGAGAAGAAATCCATCGAGCTCTTCGCGTGGAACTGCGCATGACGTTGCAGCTCTTCCGGCCATTGCGCGATGATCGCCGGGCATCGCTCGCCGCCGTACGGATCGGCCGTGTGCACGACGCCGCCGCCGTTCTGCCACAGCGCACGGGCAAAGACCTCGGTCGTGCCGGCATGGAGGGTGCCGATCTCCGCAATGAGTTGCGGCCGCATCAGGCGCGCGAGGCTGTACAGTACACTGCGCGAATGATCGCTCATCAACGAGCGACCGGGGTAGAGCGAGAAGTATGCGAGTACCTCCGCGTATTCGGGCGACGCCATCACGGCGGCTATGTCGGAAACGTGTCCCTTCGGGGTAGCGATGGGCGCAAGCGGCCGCACATCGATGCGGTGCTCTTGGGACGAGTCGTTTGGTGGCGCTTCACGCTTCAGGAACTTCCGGATGATGTTCAT